TTGTTCAGTCTCCAAAGCTACCGGCCGGACGATCCGACCGGTCCCGCGCTGGGCGCGGGTCCGGTGTCGAGGATCAGGCGCGCTCGGCGAGCGCCACGAAGTGCGACTTGGTGTTGCCACCGTTCGCGGGGGCCACCGGCTTCGACAGCACCGGCTGACCGCCGATGCGGAACACCCAGCGGAATGCGCGGATGTTGTAATCGAAGTAGAGGTGGATCGAGTCGGCGAAGCTGACGCCGTTTTGCTTGCGGAAGGCCTCGTATCCGTTCGGATTGACGAACTGGATGTCGCCATACTGTCCGACCGAGCGGCTGTGCTCGTTGAACACGACGGGACGACCGAGCAGAACGCCGCCCGGGCTTTCCTGATAGTTGCCGAACCACAGCGGCAGCCCCGCGCTGTTCTTCATGTCCATCAACGTCGGCATGACGTCGCTGTTGACGAGCCAGCTGGCCTGACTGGGCATGATCATACGCGCCCACATGCGGGCGACGTTCGACGCGCTGATCGTGGCAGCCGTCTGATTGGGATCCTTCGCGACCGCGATCGTCGCCTTCGACTCCATCCAGCCCAGCGGCTTTTCGATACCGTCGCCGTACATGAAAGCATCGGCTGCCTTCCACCGGATTGCGGCTGCGGCATGGCTGGTCAGCAGCGTTGCAACACGCGGCGCGTCTTCCAGCAGTTCTTCGGTGGCCAGGACGAACGCGTACAATTCGTTCAGCTTGGTCTCGCGCGGCGTGAGCGACATGCGGCTGGGCTGCATCTGCTCGCCCTCGGAGCGCCATGCAGCAACGATGCCGCTGTTGCCCCACGGGGTCGTCTCGTCGCCAAGGCCGACGACGCGGTTCGACGCGGTAGGATCCGGATCGATCAGATCCATGATCGGATCGTTGCCCTCGTTGAACACGAGGTTGACGATCTGCTGCCGGAATTCGGCGGGGACGAGGTAGCTGCCGGCCGCGTCGCCCTGTTCCATGTGGACGTTGCCCGGCGCAGCCAGACGATCGTCCATGCGGAAGCTCTGCCCGGCCGCGGGGTTTGCGCAGCGAACGGCATGGGCGAATTCGGCGAGGTTGTTGAAACCGCCCGTGTCGAGAGTGGCGCGCGGCTGCGCCGGCACCGTTCCCGGAGGACCGGTGGAGGGCGGGGTAGCGGTCGGATCGGAACCGATTGCGGTCGCGTTATGGATTGCCGCCTCAGCGCGCTGGATCATCGCCGTGAGGCTGGCCAGCTTGGTTGCGTCTGCGGTGTCCGCTGCCTCTTCTTCGGCGGTGAGATCGCGATTCTCGGTGATGGCTGCCTGAAGGCGTTCCTGCTGCCGCTTTGCGACCGCACGCGCCTCTGTCTTGAGCACTGCCAAATTGATCATGGCTGTTCCTTGTGTCGGGCGCGCTGGCCCATGGAAAAAAGGCGACCGAAGCCGCCCCGTCCTCCCGAGTGGAGAAACCTCGTTAGATGGCTGCTGCCATCTCCATCGCCGCGGCCTGCCGTCGCATCAGCGACAGGCGGGCGCGGCCGGTGTTGTATTTGGCGACGACCTCGCGAAGCGTGCTGATGCCGTCGATCGCGCCGTTCGCGAGCGCTCGTGACGCCGAGAACGTCTTGCCGGTGCCATGCACGGCTGCGACATCGCTGGCCTTCATGCCGCGACCACGGGCGATGGCAGCGGCGAACGCGACGTTGGACTCGTCGACTGCGGCCTGAACGTCTGCACGATGCTCGTCATCGAGCGGCGCATGGCTGTTGCCCGCGATCTTGTCCGGACTGGAAGCGATCAGCGTCGTCTTCATGCCGATCTTGTCCTCAAAACCCGACATGTCGGTGTGGCCCGATCGGATCCCGACAGAGCCGACCTCACCGGATTGAGTGCAGAAGAACGCGCTGCACTGCGTCGCCAGCCAGTAGGCAGCCGAGAAGCAGTACGGATCGGCAACGGCGATGATGGGCTTGGCATCGCGCGCCTCGAAGATCGCGTTGCCAGCCTCCGCGCAGCCCCAGACATAACCACCAGGCGAACGGATCGGGAGGATGATCGCGCCGATCTTGGTATCGGCCGCGGCCTCACGGACACGGTCGGCGATTGAGTCGTAATAGGTCGACCCGCCGAGGCCGCGAGGCGCAAGCATGCCCGTGATCGGCAGGATGAATGTCGAACCCTCGCGGATCGGATCGGCCGGCTTTGCCGCCTGCTGACCGCCAAGCGAACCCGCGAATGCCCTTAGGGCATCCGGCAGCAGGGCCTCGACGCCGTTCTGCTTCAGAGCAGCCTCGAGAAAGGTCGGGTGCATCGCCCAAAGGGCCGACGACGCCATGAACTGATTCATCGTCTATTCCACCTTGTCTTGCGGCGATGTCTCGCCGCCCGTGAGGGTATCGGCTGCCCGGTTGCTGTTGAGCGGTGCGCGCGGATCATCGGCCCACTCCGCGTCAATCTTTGGCTGGCCGAACCACTGCGTGCCGATCGTGTTGACGCTGAGGATGCCGGCGGTGCGTGCCAGCACGGCGTTGCGCCACTGGGTCGCAGCATCACCGCGCAGCATGCTGTCGAGATTAAACTTCGCGCGGACCTTCTGAAGCCGGAGATCCGGCGGGATCATCCGCACGGTGATCGCCTGTTCCATGCGACGGGTGAGCGGTCGAAGCGCCCAGTTCACGAAGGACCGCGTATCCTGCTCGTTGTTGCCGGCGTTGCCGCCATCGTCACCGATCATTGACCGCGGGATGCGCCAATAGCGGCCCATCTCAAGCGTGCGCTGGGCAAAGAGTTCACGCAGCTGGGCGTCGACGTTGTTGCTGCCGACCGCTGTGTATTTGACGCCCTGTTCGAACACGGGCGTTCCACCGCGCTTCCACGCCGCGACACCCGTCGCCAGCCGCCCGGCAGACTCGTCGCTAAGCTTCTGGTCCGTCGTGACGATGCCGGACGGCCGGCGATCGTTGCGGAAGAACGCCCGCGAGCCGACCTCCAGCGCCAGCTGGAAGTCGATCGAGCCCTTGGCCTGCTTCCACGGTACGAGCGGCCGCAGCCCCCCATCCGCCAAACCGGTGAACCAGAACAGTTCCTGCGGCAGCAAGCGGCGCATGCCGGTCTCGGACGCATAGTCGACCGACATGCTGCGCTCGCCCCAGTTCGCCGTCGTGCGCAGTGGCGACAGCGGCCAGATCTCCAGCCCGTCGACGCCGACCGTCGGTTCCGCGAACGCCTCGCCGCGCAGCACGCACGTGAAGGCCATTGCAGCCCAGAATTCGGCGCCGGTCTGCAAGTGGTTCGGCTCGTATGCGAGCACGTTGGCGAGCGGGAAGTCGTCGCGCGTGCCGTTGTCGTCCTTGAATTCCAGGGCGAGGCTGCCGACCGCCTCCGCGATGATCGACACGCAGAAGAACACGGCCGCGACACGTGCGGCCGTCTCGGCGGTGTTCGCCTCCATTGGCATGGCCGCGACGAGTGACGTCCACGTATCGTCGCCGAAGAAGCGGCCGTCCGTCACGTTGGACGGGGCAGGGCGCCCGGTGACCGGCGCTATCGCCATGTGCCCATGGGAGGAATTGAACCCCCCGGCACGGCTGCGGTAATCGTCTGGACTGGGCATCAGAGTATCAACATGCCCCTTTCCTCATAGACGAAGCCGCCTGCGGCCTCCGGGTTCAAAGTCATCAGCGTCGCCGCGGAAAACATCGCGGCGACAGGATCGATTTTCGCACTGGGCGACTGCTTCGTGATGGCGACGCCGCTGGCGCCACGTGGCTCCTGCTTCACGTTGCCGATGCACCACGTCATAAGTTGCGAGCCGGCATGCCGGACGGTCCGGGCGGCGCATTTGCGCGCCAGACCCTTGATCACGCTGCTGAGGCGCCAGCCCTGCGGGATGGCCTTCAGCTGGTCATCCTCGAAGCCCTCGCGCGCCAATTCGTCGACGATCGCGGCGACACCGGCCGGATCGAGGCCGATGGCATCCTTTTCGGGCAGCTTGCCCGCGTCGCGGACGCGCTTGAAAACATCGACGACGCCGATAACGTCTTCGGTTAGATCGTCCTGATCGCCTTCACCGTCGTCACCCTCGCCGATCGCAACCAGTTCTCCATCGTCGTCGGGCATCTCACACCGCGTGAGCGTGCCCTCGAGGATGAATTCGTTAAGCTGCGTGGCAATGTCCTGCCGGCGTTTCCAGACGATCGACCACGCCCAGGCATGCGCCCAGATAAGCCAGCGCTTGCTGCCCTTCTCGCGCCCGATCAGGCACAGGCCGAGAAGATCGTCCAGGCCACCACCGTCGACACCGCCCACGATGACCTCGCTACGGGCGATCAGATCGTCCAACGACAACACCGGAATTGCGCAACGCGGCCAGAACGATGCGCCAGTCCACCGATCGCGCGCGAGCCGTTGGCCGATCTCGACGTTGAGATATTTCGCCAGGACGATCTGGAGCGATGTATCGCCTTCCTCGCCCCTGCCTTCTTTCACCTGTTGCAGCTTGCGCTGGATGAAGCCGACCGACTGCGACCGGCCAAGGTTGGGATTGGTGACGTAGAAGTTGGCGGGGTCGAGATAGGCCTCGTCGTCGCGCATCGCTTCGGGCCACTCATAGAGCATACCGAAGCTGCGCGGATCGTCGATCTTGCCGTCGCGAACCCCGCGAAAATAGTCGAGCTTGTCCTTGAACACGCCACGCGGCCGCTCGTCGCTGTGCGTCGTCAGGTAAATGACGAAGCCCTCGGGACGTGAGGCAAGCCCGCCGGTGCCTTCCTCAAGCATGGACTCGGCGTTGTTCTGTTTGCCGAAGATCCAAAGCTCGTCGACGAGCACGAAACCAGCCTTGCTGCCGCCTACCGTGCCGGTGTCCGCCGCGATCACGCGGAGTTCGGCTCCGGTTACCCGGTGCTTGATCATCCGCTGGTTGTCGACGACGTGCAGCAGCTTCTTCAGCTTAGGGTCGATCCGCACCATGGCAGCGGCCGGACCAAAACTGTTCGCCGCCACCTTCTGTGTCGGCGCGAGGATGCTCAGCGCCGCATCATGCCGCCAGTTGCGGATCAGTGCGGTGAGCATGATGCCCGCAGCAATCGTCGACTTGCCGTTCTTCTTGCTGATCAGGAGGAGAAACTCCTCGATCAGCCGTTGCCCGGCATTCGCGTCATATGCGCCAAAGATCGCAGCGACGAGATCGAACACGAACGGTTCGCAGGCCTCGCCGAACGTGGGCTGGCCTGCCACGTCCACCATGCGAAGCGACTTGAAGATGTCGAGCGCTGCCTCCGCCTCGCCGGGGAACAACGGCGCGAACGGTACGAGCGATTCTCGCTCGACGATGCGCCGTTCCCAGTCAGGGCAGGCGGTCGTCCATACCGGACCCGGCATGATGATGTTGCTCAATTGAGCAGACCGGGCGGCGGGGCAGGCGGCTCGTACAGCCCGCGGACGTTCTGCGCGTCCTCCAGCGCCTCTTCCTTCTTGCCGCGCGGCTTCACGCGGGGCGGGCGGGCATGGTTCGAGACGCGGTCCGATAGATCGTCGAGTCGCGCCTTCTCCAGGCGGCGGGCCAATTCCTTCTCGGCGGGCACGCTGCCCCCCTTGGCCAACTCATTAAGCCGGCTGAACTGGACCATCTCGTAGCGAATGGCGGCAGCCTCCCGTTGCGCAAGCTCGGAAGAATAATGCTTGCGCAACGTGGGGACCGACACCCCGATTGCCGTTGCCGCCTGTTTGACCGTCAGGCCCCGCACGAACGCCAACAACACCTTGTTGGAGTTCGCGACGGACCACGAATGTTCGGGCCGCCCACGGCCTTCCTTGGCCGGAAGAACGGTGTCGCCAAATAGGTCGACCTCCGAAAACTTCGCTGCGGCCAAAAAAAACCTCCAAATGAGAACGTTAGCGGTCTAGGGGCCGGCGCCCATTGCGGGTTTTGCCCCCCCCGGTCACCCGAGGCCGCGCCGCTCCTGCCGCTGCTTCGTGCTGTCGTGACACGGCTTGCACAGGCATTGCAGGTTGCGTTCGTCCCAGAACAACCGTTCGTCGCCGCGATGCGGGCGACGGTGGTCGGCCACCAGCTGCGACGTGTCGCCCTCGATCTTGCCGCATCCCGGCATCTGACAGGTAAACAATTATTAGTCGTGCAATATCAGGCGTTTACGATGCTATGTGTCACTAGTGCGTCAGCATTTTGCGTATTGTGCATCAAGGCCATGCGCTCAATCACGTCCGCACGCCGCGAACCACCGATGAGGGGATGGGCGTAAACCTGTAGAGTCATGTCAAATTTGGCATGGCCCATCAGACTGGCAACGTCCGTCAGGGGCATGTTATGCGCGATCATCATGCTCGCGGCGAAATGCCTCAACGCATGGAAATGAAAACGCTCGCCGCCCCGGTATGGCATCCCTGCACGCTTCAATAGCGGGGCCCAATAGTCCTCCGCAAAGCTGCTGCCTTTTACCGTGTTACCCTTTACAGTAGTAATGACCAGTTGATGGGGATTATCCACGTAAAACTCGGCAATCCAGTCTTTGAAGAGGCCGGATAACTTCTGCGGCATTGGTATATCGCGAAGACCTGCACTAGTCTTTGGACCTTTGATTTGACCAAGACGCGTCACGCTCTGTCTGACTTGCAATATGTCGTCATCAAAGTCTAAATCGACCAACCTTAAGCCCATGATTTCGCCATAGCGGAGACCGCAGACGGTTGCCGCAGTCACAATCAAGCCCATCATCGCATCTGATCGCGCCGTATGGCCCCGCGCAGGGGACAAAGCTGTTTGCATTATGTGCCGCGCTTCACTCATTGATGGCACAGCAACAACCTTCGCTCGTCCTGCGGGAGCTTCGCTCATGACATCGCGTACCATCGACTTTTTCGTGTAACCCCGGCGCCGTGCGAAGCCTTCGATAAGCTTGAGCACTCCCATCATATTTTTAACAGAGACAGGGGCTAGGCGCTTTTTGACGAGCGCGTCACGCAGCCGTTCAACATTCTCGAATGTGAGGTGCGAAATCTTCACCCCTCCAAGATTGGGAACTATGTAGTTTTTACAGGTCGCCGTTATGGCTATGAGGTAGGTCTTTCCAACGGTTCCGTCGCGTTCCCGTTGATTATAATGCCGAATAAACTCATCTGCTACCACCGCGATAGTCTTTGATGAGCCATCGGCCGTATGCATGCCGTCCTCAATCTCACGTTCGATCTTCTTTCGGAACGCGTCGGCATCCTTTTTAAGCTCAAACATCTTGCCAGGGCGCTTGCCAGTCGCCGGATCAATGTACCGGACCTGCCAGCGCTCGCCAGTCGAACCGTCCGGCTTTATCCAACGGCGCTTTGCAACACTTGCCATCGTCTCGTCTCCATACGCCACCCACCGCGCCACATGGCGCGCGGGAGGCGCGTTGTTTCAGTTAGTTGGAAGTTTCCCAGCGAGTGACAGCGCCTGCCAGTCGTCTAGCGCGGCTCGGGTGGCGTACGGGGTGCCCCCCGTTTGCCACGTCGGGATCAGGCGTTGCCGGTGCAGATGCGACACTGCTGCCGCGCTGGTGCCAAGGTGGGCGGCGATAGCCACCGCCCCCCTCAATACCGTAGGGGTCGGCATCAAACCGCGCCCGCCGCAGCGCAATTTCCCAGCCGATCCCAAACCAATGCCGCGCGCTCGGCGACGCGATTGGCTAGCACTGCCGCAGCATTCATCGCCCTGCTTGATTCTACGTCGCCAGTGCCGGCCGCACACATGAGCAGAAGGGCATGCAGGTCAGCAGCGTCGCACTGAATTTGCGCTACGTGTTGCTGGCTCGTCTCGGGTTGGCGGTCCTTCACGCTGCCAACTCCGCGATCGTATGTTCACGGAACAAGTCGCATGTCTCTTTGACGATATCCGCTTGTGAAGCCGCCAGTCGGAGGAAGGTTTTAATAACGCGCCAGTCGTCTACGTGAACCGCAGTTTGCGATTCTACGTGCTGCTGCAAGTCATGGGCCTGCCGCTCGGCTTCCTCAACGAGAACGCTTATCATATCGGCAGTTGAAGAAAGCGCCTCAACATTAGCGCGCATGGCTCTAGTGATCCGCTGCGGATCAATATCGACCTCAAATGTCATAAATCGTCTCACTGGTTTCAGCTTTCGACAGCCGTCTCCCGAGGTGGCGGACCTCGTAGCCGGGGGGTCGAAACTTGCCAGTGAGACAAGTCGGCGGCTTTTAAGCACGAATGCTCTGGACATGGCGCACCGCCCCCGGCCATAAGAGGCCAAGGCAGGAGCCACGCCGCCAAGCGTGCTCGGTCGGAACCCCGCCAAGGGTTCCATTCGGCACTCAACCCTCGCCAAAGGGATGATTGCCTATCACTGGTCAGGGTTTCGACACCCGCTGACAAGATACTGCATTGATCGTTAAGCGCAAGCCATCCTCCGCCAAGAGGATCGGCTTCCGCGCGCCTGCGCTTTCGCTGAGCATCGCAACAGGAGCGCGCTATCAAGCGGCAGACTTAGAGCGCTGCCCTTGCAGCGACTATCGCCGCTATCCCGGTCAGATCGATGACGCCTCGGTCGATCACGATTTTTGAAAACGATCGCGGGGTGGGCATGGTCGTTAGCACGAACTCCATACGTTTACCGTCAAGCGGCATCGGATCTAAGCGCGCGGGAACAGGCTGCATGAAACGTTCGCCCTCGACCCGCATTTCCGCCTTCACTCGATGGGAATGACTTCCATTAACGAAGGCGAGCAACTCGTCACGAATGACGACATGCATAAAAGGAGCGGGTGCAAAGAGCGCTTGCGCATAGCCTAAAGGTTCCGGCCGACGCTTGCCCACCGCCGCCTTACCGGCGGTGAAATAGACCCCATTGGCAGTCTCGAACCGCCACAGGCCCCAACCATCAATCTCGGCAGCGAGACACGCGTACACGCCAGGCGACGATTCCCGTTCGACGCCAAGCTCCCAAATACCTGCCACCATAGCCCCCTGCCGATTCGCCCTGTCGGATGCTCGCAGCTTTGCGGGATGCAGCAAAGAGTTCTGCGCCTTCGAGGGTCTAACTGGCCGACGTTATGACGAAACAGTAGCACTTTCCTTATCGAGTGCCGCCAACCCTTTGTAGAGCGTGGCACGACTGACACCGTACGTCTTCGCAACGTCGGTTACAGTGGCTTGCGGATCATCAAGCAAGCGCTTGGCCTCGCGCAGCTGCTTAAGGGTAAGAGCGCGCGGACGGCCGCCCATGCGGCCCCGGGCGCGTCCTGCCGCAAGCCCTGCCTTTGTGCGCTCGCTGATAAGCTGGCGCTCGAACTGCGCGAGACTGGCGAAGATATTGAATATGAACGTTCCGCCCGCACTGGTCGTGTCGATATTCTCCGCAAGGCTTTGGAAACCGATCCTCCGTTGCACCAAGTCCGCGACCGTTTGCACGAGGTGGGGTAGGGATCTGCCCAGCCGATCGAGCCGCGTCACAACGAGAGTGTCACCGGGACGAAGCGCCTTGAGGGCTTGTGCGAGTTCGAGGCGATCGTCTTTCGACCCGCTGGCATGCTCCGAATATATCGGCTCGCATCCCGCGCGATTGAGCGCATCTAGCTGCGCCTCCAAAGTCTGCTCGTCCGTCGAAACGCGGGCGTAACCGATGCGAGTGATATGAGAGGGTGCCGGGTCTGACATTCTAATTCCTTGCGCGTTTTATAGGCATAGTTTTTTCGACGGGTTTCTAAGCGCACGCGAGCGGTTCGACCTCTCGGAGCGTCGGCTCGCTCCGAACGCCTTGCGCGCTATCAATTAAACGGTCGTTTATTAGACAGCTTCCGACTCTCGCTTTTTCGGGGATCCAGTCTCTTTGCGGGGAAGATGCGACCGCTTATTTCAAAGCGCGCCGCTGACGATGTCATGGCAGCGCTGTTCAAGATCGTTGCAGCGCATATCCGCGAGGACGGTCGCCGCCCACCAGACGACATTCAGCGGTCTTTGCGCGCTCCCCACCTTCAGATATCCGTTCCTCTCCGCCCGAGGCATGTACGAGCGGCGTTGATTAAGGAGAAGTAGGACATTTCGGCCGTTCGTTGGCAAACAGCCGAACGGCAAGTTCGCCAGAAGACTTCGCTCAGCCATAACTGCGCTGAAGCCTCAGCGCGGTGAGGTTCGGGTGGGTCTTGGCAAGCCGAGCATAACACTGGTCGTCACCACTCCGCCATTCTCGGCTCCGCCTTTTGCAAAAATGTGCAGGTTATCCTAGCTCACGCGGTAAATGGCCAAATATGCCAATAATGAAGTAACGCTAGAGCGGCGAAAGCGAGCGGCGGCAATATACGACTAAAGTCGATAAGCCGTTCTGCTAGTTGATAGCCTGTTCGCTCTGACGGAACCTGCCGCTGTAGAGTGACGAACGCTTGCTCACAATCCTCCAATGCCAGTTCCGCCATGCGTACGTTCGGATCGTGGTCAGGTTGAAGCTCACCCGGCCTATCCTCTCTCAGCTTCTTCAAGTTATTTGCCGCGACGGCACGAAGAGCCTTTCTCCGCCCTTCATCATGACGGGCTAGAGCGATATGTTCGGCAGGAGACTTGCGTCTTTCGAGACTAACACGATTTTTCTGTGCGGCTGCGAGCAAGTCGTCTTCCAGCTGAAGGCTCTCCGCAAGTTCACGTTCTCGGCTATTGAAAGCTGTATCATTGCTACGTCTAAAATCCGCAATACTTGCACTCAATTTTTGTCGAGCGTCTACCATTCGCTCTCTTGCAGATGACAGCTCGTCCGCCCTCCGAAATATAAAGCGGTCTTGCAAAACGATATCGTATGTGGAGATTAGCTGACCTAACAAAAATCCGTACTGGATAAGTAGATAGGTGACGCCGAACGCGAGGGAGGGTGCGACTAGCGTAGTTGGGAGCTTTACAACTTTAACTAGGTCGGTAGCGGAGCTTGCGTCGTAAAATCCGAGGGATACGATTAACGAGGCTGCAGACGACATGTACAGCCACTTTCGTGTCTTCATAACGCGCGTGTAAGTTCCGTCCGCCGCGGTATGTTCATCATCACCAAATATGATCTGCAGCATCAAGCGCCCCTTAGATTCCTTTCTGTAAAGCGCGCCGAGTAAAATGTCTTGTATGCCGTCACGGTTACAGCTTGGGTGATCCGCGAGTCATAGGATAGCCGCGGCCACGAGGTACATTAACGGGTGTTCGCTTATGGCGCCTGGGCCCGCGTGAGCAGAATGGCCCTTTCCGCCAACTCTGGACGCTCAGTAGCCGGTCACGTCGAGCGACCGGTAACGCCCACCTTCCATCCAGCACCTCGATCGACGTTCCTGATTGCCGCCTCTTATTGAGGTGCTAAGTTGCGGGCGGACCCTGACACGATGGGCGTGGGCGGCTCCATAACGGCGTCCGTTTGGCGGGTTCGAACCTGCGCATGGGTTCCACGTGCCGACTGAACACGCCATGCCCGACGCTTAGGCTGGCAATCCGTACTCGCGAAAATGGTCATTAAATCAACACGCGCTTTTACGTTGTCGTATCTTCGGTATGCCTTGCGCGTCTTGGTTAGTTCGCTCAAAGTTTCGCGATGGCAAACGACGATCAAGCACTCATTTTTTTTAGCTATGCGAGTCCCGATCGCGAGCGCGTGATGCCGTATTACGTGTTTTTGAAGGACCGGGGTCTTAACGTTTGGATTGACCACAAAAAGCTGCTTGGTGGCCAGCAATGGGATTATGAGCTCCGGAAGGCTTTAGATCAGGCCGTTATAATAATAATGTTTGTATCAGAAAACTCTGTAAACCGCCGCGGGTATGTTCAGCGTGAAATAAGGCTTGCGCTGAACAAAGTCGAAGAAAAGCTTATCTCTGATATTTATATTATACCGGTACTATTAGATGCAGAAGCCATACGTCCGGAGCAACTAGCGTCAATTCAGTTTCTCGATGTTGCCGATGTGGAGTTTGACGATAAACTTCTGGAGGCTATCAACCATCAATTCCAAGAGGTTCAGGCTGCTAGTATAGCATGGTCCAAGGAATCTGGAATTTATTTCTCAAAGTCCTACGTCAAGGATGAGTGGAACGGCCTTCCTGGATACGCATTCAGCGGGGAGATCCCAAACTTATCTTCCCAGCGCTATGCAAATCTTAACGATGTAACGGACGTCGTCAGAGGCTACGTTAAATCAAATTTACTACGTCAGCGGGCAGGCATTATTGATCAGAGCGGCTCACACTTTAACTTTGGCGACGAGCGAACTCGTCGAACCAATACATGGGACGCATATTGTGGCGACCCCATAGTCAGAGGGCGCGTTCTCTCGCTTATCTACACGATTGCGTGGTACGGGGCAGGGGCAGCCCACCCAAACACTGGATACCATACGTTTAACTTTCTCTTGGATCCGCTTTGCGAAGCAGATGAACTGCAGGCAATGATGACCAAACCTGATGCAGCGCTTGCGGTCATTCAAAAGTCTTTGTTTGATGAACTATCCCAATTGAAGTGGGCAGATGGTGATGACGAGGAGCCCCTATTAAACCATGATACGATCCGTGCCGGGATCGAAGACTGGGAAAGCTTGCGGAACTACGTCTTTACGGATGACGGTATACGTTTTCTGTTCAGCCCTTATCAAGTGGGCTCCTATGTCGCTGGCCCTCAGTCTGCGACGGTGCCATACGAAGCTATAGCGCCGTTTGTACGCGATATTTACCGGTCAGCGCTTGATATATACTATGCCGAAGCAAGCCCGATAATTGAATCTGACGATTTTACGCGTGGTGATGACGGGAAGGCATTGTGAGCGACGAATCTGACGAGCCGGACTGGGCGGCTATGAGAGGCATCGCTGACGAAAAGCACTGGGTCCAGTTCATCTCACGCGTAGGCGGCGAGTTAGTCGCGCCCTACATTAAACGACAGGGTATAAAAAATGCCGACTTCATGTTCTCGGAATCTCGGGTCGTCTTGGAACTAAAGGTTGTTGTCACTGAGTTGGCACACAGCGAGCAAGTGCTCGCTAAGGTAAAAGCGCTTTCCGATAAATCCCCTGGCAACCTATCCGACCCGCTTCTTGAACGAGAAATTTTCTCAATACTCCGTGCTCCACTGAAACGGATTCTCAAAAATGCAAACCGTCAAATTCGAGAGACCAAGCAGGAACTAGGTCTTATCGGATGGCGGGGGCTGATCGTTTTGGTCAACGATGGCTTTAGGAGTGTCCCACCCGATTTGGTGATCGGCCTAGTCAACGATATTATGGCGAACGAGAGCTATTCCAGTTGCGATGGCCTAGTTTATCAAACCAATCATCTGGTCGAACTGCGCGACAATCCATATGCTAATTGGCTTTGGGTTCCCATGTACAACCCTCGCAAAACTGATGACTTTGTAGAATTTGTGAATCACATTGGTCGTGAATGGCGTGCTTTCCACGAAGAAGTTGATGGGCCATTTGAGTTTTCCGCGGAGTACGAAACAATGGACTTTTCAAACAGTTATGTAGTGACCGGCCCTATGCGGCACGCGAAATACATAGGCCCTAAATAACTTCTCAACAGTAACTTAACCCAAAGGCTGCGGGGCAGCGCTGCGCGTTGTTTACCGTCACCGGTGAACGTAGGGTACTTTCAACGCTTCCCGCTTCAAAGCGGAAGGTCGGTTTTCCTTTCCGTTACGGCTATTCCGCGGGCGCCCTGTTCGAGATACTCCAAGGCAATTTGTCGCTTTCCGAAACACGCTGTTCGTCCATAAGGCGCCACAAAGGGGAGAGGCAGACATGCTTCAGCGCATCATTTCGATTTCAAACGTAGGTCGATTCCGGAATTCGGCAAGCACGCCAAATCCGGCATTTGATCGCCACACGCTAGTCTTTGCGCCAAACGGCTATGGCAAAACGACATTATGCGCGGTTTTCCGATCACTGGAACGCGGCGAGCCACAGCACCTGCTTGCCCGGCGAACGCTAGGTGCGCAGGCGCCAGCGACGGTGAACTTCTTCTGGAACGGGGCGCAGCGTCAGTTCCAGAACGGCACGTGGCCGAATGCCGAGCCTGCGCTTGCCATTTTTGACGGGACATTCGTTACAGAGAACGTGCATTCCGGCGACATCGTCGACGTGGCCAACCGCCGCAATCTCTACCGCGTTATCGTCGGGCGTGATGGTGTCGATCTAGCGGCCCGAGAGGCGGCGTTGGCCGATGAGGGCCGTACCATACAGGGGCAGCTTACGCCGGCCGAAAAGGCCGTTACGGATATGGCGGGAGGCCTATCAGCCCGCGCGTTTTGTATGCTGCCAGCAGATGCCGACGTCGAGGCAAAGCTAGCCGCCGAACTTGCCGTTTTTGAAGCCTTGAAAGAGGCGGCGGCAATCCGTGATCGAGCGCAACTCGCCACCGCAAATGTCCCGGTATGGCCCACCAACTTGGAGGCAATTCTCTCGAGAACGCTGGAAGGAATCGGCGCCGAAGCCGAGGAACGTGTTGCTCTTCATATTGTCCAACATGGTATGGAACAGGGCGGCCAAGCTTGGTTGGCGCGGGGTGTTCAGTATGCCGACCAGGATGACTGCCCTTTTTGTGGACGGGATGGCTTGGCCACGCTTAATTTGGTTCAAGCATTCCGGGCGCTATTTGGACGCGCCTATGGCGACCTGCGCCAGAATGTGACCGAGCTTGCCAGCAGCGTCGACGCGGCCTTTGGTCCGACGGCCGTTGGCGCGCTGCGTACCCTTGAAGCTCGAAACAGCGCTACGTTCGAGTTTTGGGAACGACATTGTGCGCCGCCAGCACTGACAGCCCTGGAGCCTGTCGCGCTCGCGTTAAATACCGTTCATGTGCGGCTGCGCGCGCTGGTCAATACGAAGGCTGGCCGGCTGCTGGACGAAGTGGTCGAAGTTGCAGAACTCGAAGCATTGCGTGGCATTGTTGCATCAGCTGCGCAGGACGTAGCAAACTATAACGCGGCCGCTGCCGCCGCTAATGAGGTGATCGTCGCGACGAAGGCGGCTGCCGCCGGCGGCGATATGGCCGCCGTTCAAAATCGGATTGCTGATTTTGAACGGATTGCCCATCGCCACTCACCTCAAGGGATCGCTCGCTGCGTTAATTGGTTGGAGCTCGATACCGAAAAGCGCCGGATCACGCGTGATAAAGCAGCAGTGCGTGCCGAACTAGAAACGCACTGTAATCAAGTTGTTCAGCCGTATGCGGACCGGATTAACCACTTCCTTGCGTTGTTCAATGCCGGCTTTTCAATCAGCCGGGTTGGGCATGCTTATCCGGGTGGTTTAGCTACCTCATCGTACGTTTTGCGGATCAGCGACGTGGAAGTGCCTCTGGGGGATGGGCGCACCCCCGAAGGCGAGCCGTGCTTTAAGAACACGCTTAGTGCCGGCGATCGAACCACGCTCGCTTTGGCCTTCTTCCTCGCCGATTTGGAGCGGGATCCGAATATCGCCAATCGGATTGTTGTGTTCGATGACCCCTTTAACAGCCAGGACGCCTTCCGCCGGCGGCAGACGATTTATGAGATCATGGCCGTTGCCAGACGCGGCGCGCAGATCATCGTCCTATCCCATGATCCCGCGTTCTTGAAGGCGCTTTGGGAGAAGTGTCTGCCGGCGGAACGCGCAGCGATTCAGGTAAACTATCACCCGTCCACCGGATCAAAAATCATGGGCTTCGACCTCGACAACGCGTGCCAAGGCCGTGCTTCAGCTGAGCTAGATGCGCTGCTAGCTTTCCGCGCAAATGGCGTTGGCGATTTGCGAGAAATCATTAAAAAACTGCGGATTGTGCTGGAAACGCATTACCGCTGCACCTTTACCGGGTATTTTGCGCCAAACGACAATCTCGGTGAAATCATCCGTAAGACTCGCGAGGGCGGCGATCAGCACCCGGCAGCAACGCAACTGGATGAGCTGGAGCGGATCAACGATTACACGGCAGACTACCACCACGGCGAGGATGCTCGCGGCGAACAGGAGCCGTTCCTTGACCGGGATGAACTGACTGGCTTTGTTAATCAGACGATCCGCCTTGCTAATGCGATCCCGGCTTAGAGCTGAAAACCAAATAAGCTCTTAAAAGTCGGCAGGTGTGCTAGAAACTAGTCTGCCATTCTCATCATCGAAACATTAACAATTATGACTTAGTCTTGATGTTAAAAAATTTCACGTAAGGCGAATCGCCGGGTCGCCTAAGCGTATCGATCCTCTCCGAGTGACGTCGGGCATCGTTGCGAACACAACTGACATCATGGCGTAAACAACGCTTTGAGGTCAGCCAAAAAATGTTCGGCTTTTTGAGATAGCGTTGCAGAGCCGCCATTCCGGTTTCCTTTCCATCCCGGCCATTGCTCTCGTTCCCAAATCAGATCGCAGAAACACGAGGAAGAACGCCACCAGCTATGCTGCCAGCGAGCGTTGCGGAGGATGACTTACCACCGCTCTTACGATTGATGGAAGATCGATAGCTTTAGCGACTCCGCAGGTCGTTAAATTGACGTCGCAAGCTCCGCTAAAGCCGCCTGCCTGCGCATCAACGCAGTGTGAGCCCGCGGCGAAGCGTGCTGACCCATTACGTCGCGTAGCGTGGCGATCCCATCAATCGCACCATTGGCCAGCGCACGGCGGGCGGAAAAGGTTTTGCCCATGCCATGGACCGGCGCGACGTCTTTCAGCTTCATTCCCCGGCCGCGTGCGATAGCCAGCGCGAAGCACCGGTTTGACTCATCCACTGCCAACTGGATCTGAGTGCGATCTTCGTCCGCGAGAGGTGCATGGGGATGAGCCGCAATTTTGTCTGAATGCGATGCAATCAGAGTCGTCTTCATGCCAATCATGGCCTCGAAACTCGACATGTCCGTGTGACCCGATCGAACGCCTACTGAGCCGACCTCCCCCGATGTAGTGACGTAGAATTTCGATGCCTGTGTCGACAGCCAGTACGCAGCTGAGAAGCTATAGGGGCTTGCAACGGCGATGACGGGCTTTACGGACCGCGCCTGAAAGATGGCGTCAGCTGCCTCCTGACAGCCCCACACCGTCCCGCCGGGGCTGCGCACGTCGAGAACGATCGTGCCGACTCTGTCGTCGGCAGCGGCTTCGCGGACGCCGTTTCCGATAGACTCGTATGACGTACCGCCGCTAATCATACCCTGTGGCGCAAGTATGCCGACTACTGGCAAGATGAACAGGGCACCTTCACGGACGGGCTCGGCAGGCTTCGCGGCCTCCAGCCCTCTAGGTAAGCCGGCAACGATCTGCCGCAAGACGTCCGGCAGCAGTGATTCCAGTGCCGATCGCTTCATCAGCGCGTCGAGAACGGCGGGATGCATTGCCCATTGCGTTGAGGTAAGACTGCCGGCAATCATCCTGCCAACCCTACGCGGCCCCGAAGCCACTGCGGCAAAACCGCCGACGCATGAGCCGGTAACCCCTGCGGGACATTCGCCGCGTGCCAACAGGCCGTCCCCGGACATGCGCCGCGAGGGCATATGGTGATCTCGTTCAAAGTCGCAGCGGATATGCTGTCGAAAACTACGTCGGATTGGCTAGCTACGTTCGAGCTTTCGACAGTGCAGCCGACCGAGCATTGGGCATATCGTCCATCTGCAATCCCGCAGACAAGACTATATGCGGTCGAGGGCGGCGTGAACGAGAACGCCAATCCGTAGGCATCGGGCCATATTCTCAGATTAAGGTTCGAGCCGACGCCCACCACTTGCGCACTACGATGCATGAACCAGATTTCAGTAGCGGCAGTGTCATAGGCGAAGCAATCGCGCTCGAAGCGAGCCGGCCGCGACAGATGGGGCGCATTCGGCCGCCCAACCGGCGCCGTTACGACGCCCCATTGCGCGACGTACCCGTGGATACCGGCCCGCCAACTCACCGGATGTACTCATGTGCGCGGCGTTCGATATCTTCGAGGTGCCCGCCCTGCATGATTGCGCCTGAACCGAAGCTGGGCAGGCGGGAGTCATAGCCAGCGTTAGTTACCAGCGTCCGCGTTGCTTCCTCCCGGTCGAACGCTTCGCGAAGTTGCCTGATTGCGGAAGCAATTGCCGTCACGGCATCACGATGCGCGGGCACCATTGTTTCGGCCGCATCGATCGATCGCTCAGAGCGGATTGCCGCGATGGCTTCATCTTGCGTCCGGATTGCAACAACGTAAGCTTTTAGCTGTCGGGTTAGTCGAGCTTGCTGACTTTTTAGCTCTTCGAACCCCTCGAAGGCTTCGTTGGCGCGACCATCAAGGATCGCCTGCGCATGGCGCTCGGTTTCGTCCTCCTCCCGTGCCACAAAGCCCCGTGTGATTGCAGTGACCGTTGCGCTGAGTTCCTTCTCGTTGGCGCTGCGTTCAATCGCGATCTCACGGCGCTTGTTTGCTGCTGCGGCGTAATCGGCGAAGCTAGCGAGTGGCGTCACGTTCGGAAGTCGGTAGGTCGCCCAACGTGCGACGGTTTCGCGCGCCACCCGTCTCATCGAACGAACGAACAGTGGCTCTTCTGGATCGTCTTGATCGATGAAGCTCGCGGCGGTCTGACTTGCCGCTGTAGCGGTGATCTTCATAACTTCCTCCGTTTGGCTGTTTAGTTCGTCGCTTGCGGGCGATTTTCCCGGATTGCGTTGGCAGCGAAAAGCAGGGTCCCGTTGCCAGCCTTGCCTCATGACGCCAGCACGAGGCGGATCGTTCTCGCGCTGGGGACGGTCGCCGGTAGCCGGGCGATGTGGAACAAGAACTCACGCGGCATTCCGACGTAGCTCTCAGGCATGTCCTCTACCGCGGCATCAGCGCTTGCAGCCCGCCGCCAGTACGCGGCCGCGACCGAAGCAATTTCGCGGGCCTGAGCGCTCGTACACATGTCTCCGTAGTGGCGAGCAGCCATGCGTCGAAGCAGATCGTCACGGCTTGTGATGCGATCGACCGTCAGCGCCGAACGACGTCCGGCGGTCGCCTTCAGTCCGAGCGCGATGACGGGGTCAAGCCCTTGCAGGATTACAGCAAGCGCATGTGCTACGCGCGCAGATGATCCATCGCCCGCTCCGATGAGCATATCGCGGACTCGCCTAAGATCGCCCACTGTCGGACGGACGCCAGGCGTATTGAGCCTAGCAGCATCCATCATTTTGCGGATGCGTTCCGAGCGTCTTGATCGAACAGCCCCGGCAAAGGCAGCTGAGGGGCCGCAGCTGCCTCCTGCATCATGGAAATCCGGCGAAACGTGCGCTCGTTTCGGCCGTCGCGCCAATGCTCGCGGATGAACGCTGCGGCGGCATCAAGGTCGAGTACAAACGGCTTGCCGTACCGGCCGCGCTGGATCACCGGAAAATCGTCGCGCGCCGCGATGAACCGCGCGATCGACGGGACGCTTGGCATGCCGTCAACCTGCCCAAGATCCGCAAGGGTCCCGACGTTCATCGGCCGCACTCGACATGAGGGAAAATAATGGCGGTGACGATGAGCTCCAGAATGGCAGCGTACCCTCGGCAAGCAGTATGGCCGGTGCTCAACATAGCTGATCGCTGGGCGTCGCTACGGCCTTCGTATGCCTGGAAAGGCCCAAAGGAGCTGGCGACGCGCCACGGTGATCTTATGGCTGACCGCCACGCTGAAAAACTACCTGACGTAGAAAAAATCCCTGAGTGAGAACGATAGCGGTCTAGGGGGCGACGGCCCTGTAAGGTTTCGACCCCCCCCCGGTGGTGGGTTGGGACCCGTCGATCTGCATTGAAGCGGGCCCTTGAAGGGCCACGATAATGGTCTTTCATTGTTAGCCTCATCAATGTGCAGGGACCATCAGTAGTCGAGTGACGTTACTGTCAGTCTAGGTCTTCGCCATTGCCTCGGGAGGCGCGCGGTAAGTCGGAATGGACTATCAATAGTCCTGATCGCTCTGCCAATGCTTGGGCCGCTCGCTTAGCAGCGCGGATCGAGCGGTATCTCTCGCCGTCAAACTCGTGCGGCATCGACGTCACTGCACCGATACCAACCAGCCAGTAACCGGTGACCCTCTGGACCAGAACGACTTTGAGCGTTGCCATCATGACGCACCCGTCAGCGCACGTCGGAGCTTCCGAAGAGCGCCAACCGCACCATCGATCGCGCTCACCGTTGCATCGATCCCTACTGGCGAAAGGGCATCGTCCGTCAGGACGGCAAAGGTGTCAGGCGTACCCGGCACCTCGCTTGCGAACGTCGCATCCAAATACTGAATGCCGTTGCTCTTCACGTGACGGTGACCGAGCGCGAGCATATATCCGCGCAACTGCCGATAGCTAATGCTCGGGCTGCCAGTCCTGCCTGCCCACTCCGCATAGGCGTCGTGAACTAACGAACTGCGAGCTCGCGCACCGATCACACGGCGTAGCGTAGCGCGATAGAACTGCTCGAAGTGGGCAGGCACGGCGTTCGGAAGGATGAACCCTTCCGGGTGGAATGGTGGTGGAACCATGGGTTGCAGCCTCCGACATTGAGATAACTATTTGTTATCTCCTGATTATTGTTGATTGAATTTACTGAAATGGAAGGGTGGAAGGATAATGTGAGGTAATCTCGCACATGCGCATGCGCGCGCTCACGCGCTCGCACATGCATATGCGCATGCATGAGCGATCTACCGCATTATCCTTCCACCCTTCCAAAGCCCCGGAAATCTGCCGTTTTCGGCTTCCGATCATGGTTCCGTCCGGAAGGGTCTATGCTTCCGAACGCGATCGGTAGCAGTCGGCCCAGTCTAGATTGCTCCTCAAAAGTGAGGAGCAGCTGCGCAAAACTGGGCAGCAGGGCGAACCGCTCCCCGTTATTAAGTAGCTGTCAAAACTGGGCGCAACTGCGGTCCAAAATTGGACAGCAGTTGCGCCCCGAAAATGGGGAGCAACTTTCACCGCTTCGCGACAAGCGATGGGAGGGACAATCTCACCCTCCCTGATTAGGGAGGATAGGTGGGAAGGTGAAATGCAACAAATTGAGTAGGTTAGTACGTTTAGGGAGCTTGGGAGAGAAAACGCGCAAAGTTCTTACGTGCGCGCGCACATGTGCACGCGCCTACGCATGCGCGCACACATGCGAGAAAATACCTGAATCACCCTCCCAAGCTCCCGACGTTCTGATAATTGGCTGATTTCTGGCGTTCTCAGTCAAGCTGTCCATCCCTGAAGCTCCCCAAAAGCTCCCGGACGACGGGAGGAAGGGAGGAAGCGAATGCGCGCCACCGGCGAAGGGGGGGGCGGGGCGAACGGCTCGGCGCAGGCGGACGTATCGACAGCATACGCTCGCGCTCCTGCCGCCTGCGGGGCGCGATGGGCGCTCCTGCCGCCTGCGGGGCGCGATGGGCGCTCCTGCTGCCTGCGGGGCGCGATGGGCGGCGGCTAGCGCGCCGCCCACGGTCTCAGATGCTTTGCTCGACCTTCAAGCTCAGGCCAACGCGCTGGCATCTGCCGCTCTTCTTCGACTTCCCGACTATCCGTGAAAGGTGCCGACCAAACGAGGATAGGGCCATAATGCCGAAACCCTCTCGAGCACACCAGTTCCGGTAGTCGTCGAACAGCATACCAGTTTCGATCTGGCGTCCAGGTGCCGGTTCAATCCGCTCATCAAACCACCGGCGAACGTGGGAGTCTGCCGGCAGACCGTTATGTTCGATGGCAAAAGCGGTAGTGCTGACCGTTATGGGGTCAAAGATTGGCGGGCCTCCCAACGCGTCCCAAAGCCGTATTGCCGCTGCCTTACCGCCGATCCGGCTGACCTTGGCAACGCTCGCCGTGATACGTTCGATTTCCTCAATCGACAGATGCTGCCGATCGCCGGCTGGGCTTGCTCCCATGTCGAACCGACCTGTCTGACGTAGTGTCGGCAGAACTACACTCGTCAGCCATCGACGGAACCGCTTAGCCGCTGACTTGTCCGATCGCAGCACACACGTCCACATGCCGCTCTCGTTGACGATCGTCATGCGCTGCTCACCGCCAAGGGTACCCACCAGGCGGGTACCCTTTTGATCGTCATCGAGCATCCGGCACATGTGCTCCGCGTCCCGGTATTCCAACGCCTTCGCTATGTCGCTTGCTACCCACCACGGATCGCTTTGAAGGGTACGCACTAAACGCGTACCCTTTGCCTGATCCGCCTCGATCAGCACGACACGCACCGCCTGCTTTTCAAAATCGAAGTTCTCGATCGCGCCGCTCATTACTGGCCACCCGGCAGCTTGACGCCCAAGTCATCGTGATACCGGCGGTATGCTTCTGCACCGACCATAAGCAGGCTCGAAAACTGGTCCCCGGTTAGCGCATGACGCGCCACCGCCATCACGAACGCCAGCGTGCCCGATGTATCGCCGGGCGAGAGGGCGATTTCGCGATGGGAAGCGATAGCCTCCATCTGCATTTCGATCCCGGCCGTGCATTCCTCAACCGCGGTCATCTCTACGACCTCTTTTCAATGCAGACAGATTCTTGCGTCGCGAAGAACTTCGTGAGGGTCGAACGTCGCGCATAGACCGTTCGTCCTTTTCCCAGTTTGAAGGTCGGCAGGTCGCCCATTTCGTTGTGATGCTTCGTCTTGCGAAGCCCCCAACCCAGATGAACTGCGATCTCTGACAACCCGGTCAGCAGATCATTTTCGATCGGTGTTTGTCGGTCGTTCATGTGTCTCTCCATGTGTCACGGCCCATCGGGGCCAAATCGCGCGAACCGCGGTTTTCTCAGACTTTCTCCATGCGTCACCGTCTGACACATCAGCAAAAAAAGGGGAGGCTTAGACCCATAATCTTCGGTCTAAGCCATTGTAATATATCGGTAAACACGCGCAGTTTTTGCAATGCATGACAGTTCAGGTAAACAGATCACGGACGAGCACGGACATGCGCAGCTTCTGCCACCGCGCCGTCTTGTACCAACGGCGCCAGCCTTGCTGGT